AGCGGGGGTTTGGGGGTGGCCGGCGGTCCCCGACATGATCCGACGGGCCACAAGGGTCATGGCGGCCGAGGTGTTCCGGCTCCGCGACGCCCCGTTCGGGGCTGTTGGTTTTGGAGAGATCGGTATCGTGCGCGTGAGGGAAAATCCTAAATATATGCGCCTAATTGCCGACTATCGCCTGCTTGAAGCCGCTGTGCCTGTCCTCTGAACAGGTAGAATAGGGGTAAGAAGCGGCCCCGCGAGTGCAGCAACACTCCGGGGCCAGGCCGACTGCTAGGGAGTCGACATGGCTAAGCGTACGTGCTCTATCCCCGACTGCGTAGAACCGATGTCCGCTCGGGGATGGTGCCGCCAGCACTACATGGCTTGGTGGCGTCGTGGTGATCCGACCGATATCAGGGTCCGTGGTGTGGCCGCGAAGGGCACGTACCGCGTCTGCACCTGGCCCGGCTGCGCGGGTCCGAACAAGGCTCGGGGCCTCTGCCCGATGCACTACCAGCGACAGCGCGACGGCCGGACGATGGACGGACCGACGAAAAAGCCCAAAGGTCGGCTATGTGAATGGCCGGACTGCATCGAGCCCCATAACGCCAAGGGGTTCTGTCACCTGCACTACAGCCGTCACGTTGACGGCCGCCCAATGGACATGCCGCGCCACCCCCACCGCAAGAAGGACGAGCCCCCGCCAGAGCGGGGCAAGTCCTGGGTCGATGCTCATGGGTATGTGCAGTTCCGCTCCAACGGGAAGCACGTCAAGGAGCACCGCCACGTGATGGCCCAGCATCTCGGCCGGCCGCTCCAGCCGTTCGAGGAAGTCCACCACCGTAACGGCATCAAGACTGACAACCGCCCGGAGAACCTAGAGCTTTGGGTGACCAAGCAGCCGAAGGGCCAGCGCGTCGTGGACCTGCTGGCCTGGGCCGAGGAGATCGTGGCCCGTTACGGCCCGGAGCGCGACCTGCTCTAGGAGAGGAGCGTCTCTCTCAGGGTTACATTAAGCAGCGGAGCACCTTGGGTCCGAAAGTGAGCGATGGCCCGGGCCTCTGCCCGAAGTAGCTTCTCTACAAGCCAGGGTTCTGCGTGGACGCTCCATTGCTGTCGATGGGGAGATGCCTGTTTAGCAGTCCATCCCTGCGTGGGAAGCCACGGTAGCCAGACGAGCGGCTCCCAGGGGCTGAGCCTGTATTCGTTTGCCCAGTGTTGGAGTCGGGCACACAGATTCGTGGTCTGTCCGACATATCGCGGCAATCGATTAGGGGGATCTACCAGAATGTAGATTCCTGGCCGGCTCCAGGGCTGCCGTTCGATGATGTGGTGCTGATGCGGTGCTCGCTGAGAGGGATAGCAGCGGCAGAGACCATCGGAATGTTCATGGGGACTCTGGCATCGGCAAAGACCATCAGAGTGCCGATGCGTCAGCGGTTTCCCATGGCAGGGCCAGCCGAAGCATTCGGGGCCAGTCTCAGGATGCTGGTGCAAGCACCAGCGGCGATAGCAAGTCGGTACTGCCTCGGTTGGTTCTCCAGTGGGCAGGACAATGCCCTTTCCCACGTTCTTCAGGGACAGCAGATGCTCCGGCTGTTCGAGCATGCGAGGAGTCTAACCCTTGGCCAGCCTTGAGCAGATCATGCAGGGGATCGAGCAGCGACTTTCCAGCATCTCCGGCCTTCGGGTCTCCGACACCATCCCCGGCGCCATCAATCCACCACAGGCCGTCGTCGGGGTCCCCGCGGTCGAGTCCTACCAGGCCGGCCTGAACCCGCATGAGCGGCCCAGCCTCAACCCGACCATCACCGTGCTGGTCTCGTCGGCCATGGACCGGGTGGGGCAGCTGGAGCTGGCCGCCTACGCCGACCCGACCGGCGCCAAGAGCATCCCGGCAGCCATCGCCGCCGACTCAAGCCTCGGCGGGGTCGTCGGTCGGGGTGGCTGCCTGGTGACCCGCTTCGATCCGCTGGGGATCGAGGAAGTGGGGCTCATAGGGTACTGGGGCGGTCGCTTCACCCTACGCATCGTTACCTAGCTGCTGTCCAGTCGCACGGCCGGGAGGGATCGGCCGGCTCGGTCCTGAACAGCGTCTTGCACGTCCAGCAGAGATCCCCGACATGGGTGCCGGTTACCGCATGGACCGCCAGCACCTCCAGGTGGTTGCAGCGGCCCCTGATGTACTCGGCACCCGGTAGCCCGCCGAGGGTCGGCGCGTAGATCCATTCCCAGCGCGGGTCAAGCTCCAGCGCGCTCAGGGTCATCACCGAGTTCGGGGCATCCCGCTGATGATCCAGAACTGCCCCGGCGCATATCGCTCATGCACGTAGGACCGCCACACGTACTGATGCGCCGCATAGCTGCGGCCGGCCAAGACGCATTCCCGGTATCGCTCATGCGCGAGCCGCATCGCCTCTGACCAGCTCGGGGTGGCGTCCCAGCGCGCCCAAGCCGGTAACGGCGGATCCATGACGAGCTTCGCCCTGCCCATGCCCGAACCCTAGCACCGCCGACCCGACAAGGAGGGGTCATGCCGCCGACCAAGTTGGCCGCTTCGTCTCGATTTATTAGACCTGGTGTTACCAAGGTCTACTGGGTCGTCACGATCGCCACCCAGGCCACCCCGACCCGAAGCGAACTCAACGCCGGCAGCGACCTCTCCGACGAGGTCGCGGAGATCAACGGCTTCCAGGTCGTCGCCGAGAGTGTCGACACCCCCGACCTCTCGGGCCGGTTCGTGCCCAAGATCCCCGGCCGCATCAACGCCGAGGACTCCAGCATCAACTTCTACGCCAGCTCGACCGGGTTCAACGACGCCCGCAGCGTGCTGGTTCTGGATAGCCAGGGGTACGTGGTGATCATGGATGGGGGCGACGTCTCCACCACGGGCCGCATGGACGTCTACAAGTGCAAGGTCGCCAGCCACGGCAAGATCCGCACCCTCGAGGACCCCGCGCAGACCCAGGCCAACTTCACGATCCTGGTTCAGCCCAGTGAGAACGTGGTGATCCCGGCCTGATGAGCGCCGCCAACGGCCAGCGGCCACCCCCAGATGCCTCGCTGCTGACCCCCAACGACTACCGGCGCCTGCGGGTCGCCCTCGGGGGCCGCGACCCGGCCGAGGTGCTCGGCGCCGACACCTTCGAGGACACCATGCAAGGGCTGATCCTGGCCTGGAAGCTGCGGGAGGATCCCGCCTTCACCTGGGACCAGGCTGGGGATGTCCCCCCGGCGGAGGTGTTCGACATGAGCGGCCGGGATGCCGAGCCGGACCCTCCGACCGGCGGGCCTGGCTCGCCTGGGCCAGAGCCCGCACCGCCCGCCGCCAAGGCATCGAGCAGGAAGCAGCCCGGGCGCGTGTCCGCGCTGAGATCTGCGAGTTCTTCGGACTGACTCACCCTGAGCACGACGACATGCCGCTGGGGGACCTCGCCATCTGGACGCGGGTGATGCGCCGCGCCAAGGGTCAGGAGCCCGCCGTCGAGCTCGAGGACGACGGCGGTGGCTGACGGCGGGGAACCAGCCGGGCGACCAGCCACCCGACACCGACCGCGCCGGCCACCAGCCCCGGCCAGCCGAGCGTCCCGGCGGGGATGACGGTGTCTGGCACCAGCGCGCCGACGACCAGGCCGGCGACCAGGCCCGCGAACCCGCCGACGATCGCGGCGGCGGTGATGGCCAGCATGCGCATGGCGTCCCTCCTCTTGTCGCCCTGATGGTACCGCCCGGACGACCTACCCCGGCCGGGCCGTCCGTCGCCCACCTTGGGGGCCGATCGGCCATGTTCACGATCCGCGACTCCGGCGACCTCAAACGCTTGGCCCGCGAACTGCGCCAGCTCGAGGACGGCAAGGAGCTGGTCCGCGACCTGCGGCGCTCCCTGCGGGCGATCCTGACCCCGGTTCGGGACGAGGTGAAGGCCGCCTACCGGGCCGCCCCCTCGCGCCGCGGTGGCACCCGCCGGCGGGGGGGGAGCCTGCGCGGCCAGCTGGCCAAGGTCACCCGGGTTGAGGTCCGCCCGTCAGGGCGGCGGCCGGTGGCGCTGGTCCGCGTCGATGGCCGCCGCATGCCGTTCGGGATGCGGTCGCTGCCCCAGATGTGGGAAGGGGAGAAACGCTGGCGCCACCCCGTGTTCGGCAACACCGACCTCTGGGTGCAGCAGCCCAGCCACCCGCGGTTCGACGCCATCGTCGCCCGGCACGAGGGGCGGGCGCGGCGCGAGGTCGAGCAGACCGTCGAGCGGCTCCTGCGCCGCGCCAACCTGTGAAGGGGTGACCTGTGGCCCGTCCGATCGTGTGGCCGCTGGTCGCCGATCCCCGCAAGTTCAACAAGGGGTTCAAGGAGGCTGGCCGCACCGCCGACGTGGTGGGGCGGGGCATCAAGCGCACCGCCGGCCTTATCGGGGGCGCGTTCGCCGGCATCCAGGTCGCCGGGTTCCTCAAGGGCGCCATCGACGAGGCCCGGGAGGCGGCCAAGGTCGGCCGGCAGACCGCCGCCGTCATCAAGGCCACCGGCGGCGTCGCCAACGTCAGCGCCAAGGACGTCGACCGGCTGTCGACCGCCCTGTCCAACAAGGTCGGCGTCGATGACGAGGTGATCGCGGCCGGCCAAAACATGCTGCTGACCTTCAAGAACGTGAGGTCGGAGACTGGCAAGGGCAACGACATCTTCCAGCAGACCACCCGGGTCGCCCTGGATATGACGGCGGCGCTGCACCAGGGCGAGGTCACCCAGTCCGGCCTCGAGCAGACCACCATGCGGCTCGGGAAGGCCCTGAACGACCCCATCAAGGGCATCTCGGCGCTCACCCGGGTCGGGGTGACGTTCACCGACGCGCAGAAGGAGCAGATCAAAACCCTGGTTGAGGCGGGCGACACCATGGGCGCCCAGAAGATCATCCTGCGGGAGCTGGCCACCGAGTTCGGCGGCGCCGCTGAGGCCGCCGCCGACCCCTGGTCGCGGCTCAAGGTGACCTTCGACAACGTCAAGGAGGCCATCGGGACGGCGCTGCTGCCGGCGCTCAACAACGCGGCCAGCTTCATCACCGACAAGCTCATCCCCGCCGCTGAGAGCTGGTGGAAACGGCACGGCCCAGCGTTCCGCAACGCCTTCAAGACCGCCGCCGACTTCATCGACGACGTGTGGACCGCCCTCAAGGACAACCTCGTCCCCTGGGTGAAGGAGGCCGCGACCCGGATCGGCCAGGACCTCAAGGAGGCCCTGGACAGCCTGGAGCAGGCGTGGAGGGACAACCACGTCGCCATCCTCCAGCTCGGCAAGGACTTCAAGGACCTCAAGCCGCTCTGGGACGCCCTCATCTGGCTCATCGGTCGCCTCGCCAAGGACGAGATCCCCGGCCTCATCACCCAGATCGGCTGGATCGGCCGGGCGTTCCACATCGCCAAGGGTGCCGTCATCAACGCCAACAAGGCGATCTTCAACGCCGTCATCGGCATGGCCCAAGGGGTCCTGCGGGCGATGAAGGCGATCGTGGACTCGGTTCCGGGGGGGAGCCGGTCGGGGTTCTCCAAGGCGCTGGGCCGCGGCATCGACGCCCTCGGCGGGTTCCGCGACCGGTTCAACCGGACCATGGACGGCCTCAAGAACGAGGACGTCACCATCGACGTCAAGGGTGTCTGGGTACCGCCCAAGGGGTCGGGGCTGTCGATGCACGACATCGTCGGCCGCGCCCGCGGCGGCCCCATCTCCGGGCCCGGCACCACCACCAGCGACAGCATCCCGGCGTGGCTGTCGACCGGGGAGCATGTCTGGTCGGCGGCGGAGGTCCGCGGGGCCGGCGGCCACCAGGCGGTGGAGGCGATGCGGCGGGAGGCGCGAGGGTTCGCCGTCGGCGGCAAGGTCGACCCCAACCTGCGGCTGCCCTCGACTCAGCGGTTTGGCGCGACTGCGTCGGGGGCGATCGGGCGGCTGGCGGCCATGCTGGACCGGCTCAGCTTCAAGGTCCCCATCAAGGGGAATCCGTCGATCCTGTCGTTCATCCGCTCGGTCGACCCCCTCCCGTATGTGTGGGGTGGGGTCGGCCCGGGAGGCTATGACTGCTCGGGGTTGGTCGGGGAGGTCCTGAACCGGCACCTAGGGTTGCGGTCTTATGTGCGGCGGTTCACGACCGCCAGCATCCACGCCGGCCTGTACGGCCTCAAGTCTGGGCTGGGCGGGATGCTGAACATCGGGGTCACTCCTGGCCGCGGCCACATGGCTGGGTCGTACATGGGCATGGGGTTCGAGGCCGAATCGACCCGCACCGGGATCAAGGTCGGCAGCGCCGCGTCCTCGCCGGGGTCGTTCGCCCGCACCTACCACCTCGCCCGCGGTGGCCCGGTCCTGGCCGAGGTCCTCGGCCGCCTCGGCCGCACCGCCAACATCGGCGGCGACCCCGGCCGGCTGCGCATCAACGGCCGGGTGATGGACGGCGGCGGCTGGCTGCGGCCCGGCTGGAACCCGCCGATCTACAACGGCACCGGCCGCCCTGAGCGGGTCCTGCCCCCCGGCGCCGCCGCCGGCATCACCGTCAACA